TGAGAAAAATCTTGATCGTGCATTATCATATCAGTTTATAAATGCATTTCCTAAGTCAATCACACCGATTCCTGTAACTTATGGTAGTGCAGATTTATTAAAAGTATCTGTGAGTTTCAACTATGATAGATACGTGGTCAATCGCAAGAGAAGACAACGTAGTATTCTTTCAACTGGACTTGATATTTTCAATTCATTTAGAAAAGAACCTAAAAAATCTGAGAAGACTAATTCAGCTGAATACTCCGAAACATATCTGAATAATGTATTGACAAAATACTAAAAAATGTCCTATAATGTGTTATAAATAAAACACTGAATGAAATATTATGCCTTTACCCAAGATTAATACACCGACTTATGAGTTGATACTTCCTTCAAATAAGAAGAAAATTAGATATCGTCCTTTCTTAGTTCGTGAAGAAAAGATATTAGTTCTTGCTTTAGAATCCGAAGATCAAAAACAAATTACTGATGCGATTATCCAAATTATTGGTGATTGTTTGATTACTAAGAACATTGATGTGACTAAGTTACCAACATTTGATATTGAATACCTTTTTCTTAATGTAAGATCGAAGTCAGTTGGTGAGTCTGTTGAGGTGAATATTACATGCCCCGATGATGGTAAAACTAAAGTTGAAACATCCATCAACATAGATGATATTAAAGTTATTAAGAATAAAGATCACAAGTTGATTGTTCAACTTGATGAAAAGTATTCAATGAAATTAAAATATCCATCATTAGATCAATTTGTTGAAAACAACTTTGATTTTGAAATGGCAGCACCAAACGAGTCAGTATCGGCAGCTATGTCTATGTTATCGTCATGTATTGATATGATTTATGATGAAGAGGAGAGTTGGGATGCATCTGAAAGCACAAAAGAGGAACTTGATGAGTTTATCGATCAACTCAATACTAAACAATTCCAAGAAGTTGAAGAGTTCTTTAGAACCATGCCTAAATTAAGTCATAAACTTAAGGTAACTAATCCCAAAACTGGTGTTGAATCTGAAGTCGTATTGGAGGGTCTGGCAAGTTTTTTCAGCTAGGTATGGCCCACATGAGTCTGGAGTCATACTATAAAGTTAACTTTGCCCTGATGCAGCATCATAAATACTCTTTGACGGAGATAGAAAACATGATGCCTTGGGAACGAGATGTTTATGTAACTCTCTTGAGACAGTATATTGAAGAAGAGAATTTAAAAGCACAACAACGTAAATCATAGTGGCAAAAGCATTACCAAAAATAAATGACGTAAATAAGACACCTATGAAGGAGGTGTTGGGGAAAGATGGTGAACCAAAAAAAAGAAGAGGAAGACCAAAAAAGTTTCAGACACTTGCAGAGGTAGAGGCAGATATTAATCTTAGAGAGTATCAAAAACTTAAGAAAAAATTTGATAAATTAAAAGCATCAAAAAAGGCAAAAATAACTCCAGCAAAAATTTCTCCTACGTTCTATCCTTTAGATGCAGGACTTAAACTAGAGGAGGAGAGTAAAGTCCAAACAGAAAAGATTACGAAGATAATCTCAATACAAAAATTACATAAAGAAAATCATCAGAAGGAAAAGTCTGAGATTGCAGAAATTAACAATGTGTTGACCGGTATTGCAGATTTCATCAAAGCAGATTATGAGTCAAGAGTAGACGCAGTAGATAAACAAAATGATCAAATGAGAGATGATGCTGCTAAAGAAGATCAAAAGCAAAAAGAAAAAGGATTAGAAGCAACTGGTAAAAAAACTGGTGAGAAAATAGGAAAAAAAGCAGATGGTGTTTTGTCTCCTGTTAAAGGTATATTCCAAAGATTGATGGATGCTATTACTGCAGTGGGACTAGGAATTGTTGGAAATGCTGCGTTTAAATTTTTAGCAAGACCAGAAATTTTTGAAAAGTTAGGAGGTGTTTTCGATTTTATCACAAAACATTTTAAATGGGTTTTAGGAGGTCTAGGTGCGATTGCTTTAATTGGTATTATTGCCCCGATTGTTGGTATTGCATCCGCGATTGGAACAGTAATTGGTGCGATAGCAGCAGCTGCAGTTCTTGTTGCTAAGATTGCTCTAATAATTGGAGGTATTGTTTTATTAATAAAAGGTGCCACTGACGTTTTTAAATGGTTGCGAGGTGATATGCTTGGAGACTCAAAAGTGTCTGATGCAAGAAGGGAGAATAGGGAAATGATGAAGGAACAAGGTGTCGAGAAAGCACATATTAGTGGTATTTTTGGTGAGAGATATCGTGTGGAACGTGATGGTGAGATGGTTAAATTGAAGTACAAAGAACTCACACCAGATGAACAAGCGATTGTTGATCAATTCAAAGCGAGAGATCAAGAAATCAAAGATCTTACTAAAGAGAGAAATAATGAAAAGAAGAAAGAAAAGAAAAGAATCGTTGCAGAAAGAAAGGGAAGTGACGAATTTAAGGATATATTAGCAATTAAAAAGAAAAGTGAAAAAAGGAAGTTAAGAAATGAGTTTGACAAAGAAACAGACAGATTAGTTAAAGAGAGGCATGATGAGATTGAAGCAGATTTTGAAAAAAAATTAAATTACAGGAAAATAGGTGGAGATGCTTCCGGACTAACAATGGTTGGTGAAGATGGCCCTGAGATTGTTGATTTTAAAACTGCTGTAAACGTAGTACCGGCACATAGAACACAAGAAACTCTCAAAACATTAAGCGAAAGTGGTGGTGTAAATATTGTATCAATGGATTTACCACCAATTAAAGCACCAACACCAGAGGTTTCCACATCGCAACAGGTTTCAAGTAATGATGTTGAGATGATCCCTTCTGTAAATCCATTTAATTCTTACATGGTTCTCACTCCAGAAATATTAAAGATTAATTAATGTCATCCACAGCAGAATTAAAAAAAATAAAACTTAACGTCACCAATATCAAAAGTGTATTGTTGGATGGTAAGAAGGCAGTTGACGAAAAAAAGAAGGATCGTGAGGATTTTTTACAAAAACTAGCAGAGGAGAAAAAACAGAAACAAGAGGAGAAAGGTCTTGAAAAACCTATTAAACCTACACAAAAAAAACCTGATTTAAAATCTCCTGTAAAATCATCGATGGGATTAATGGATAGGATATTTAATTTTGTAGGTGCAATTGTGGGTGGTATCATAGTGAAAGCATTGCCAGAAATAATAGAGTCTGTAAAAAAAATCATGAAACAGGTTAAACCAATATTTGAGAAAATAGTGGAGGGTTTAAAACCAGTTTTTAATTTTATAGGAGATTTATTTAAAGATAAGGGAACATATGATTCTGAAAAAGAAAAAGTCAATGCAGATATTGAACAGGCACAACTTGCTGGTAAAGATATTGATGCTCAAGGAGGCGAGTTAAATAAGGCAAGTGATGATATTATAAATGAAAATAAAGGTCTAGCAGCGAATAGTAATGCTTTAGGTGGTGAAGAAGATGGATTAAAGAAAGATAGAGAACAGAAAAAAGAAGAAAAGGATGAAGATAAAGATGATACTGATGATTCTACTAAGGTTGAATCTAATGAAAATATAACAGTAGAAAATCTTGGGCCAACTTCTGCATCTGTAGTCACCAAAATGGTTGATGGGAAGGAGGTGGTCGTAACTGACATGGATGAATCACTTAAAATACAGAATGAAGCAAGAAATATGTTGAAAAATGCAACAGGTGATGGTGAAGTGGTGTCATCAACAGAAATATCAAATGTCACAAACGTTATCGTTCCACCTGTGATGCCTGTAAAAGAAGATTATCCTAGAACCAAACAAGGAAGAAGAAATTTTAGAAATGCTTACAAGGAATATGTTATTAAATTAAAACAATATAATCAGACACAAAAAAAACTTGTAGAACCAAGTGATAGTAATAAGAATGGACTAAGTGCGTTAAATACTACAGGTGGACTAACCAGTGCTAATGGTTCAGGAAGCACAACAGTTGTTTATCAAAGACAAATTGTTGAAGTAGCAGTACCAGTACAAGTATAATGTCTCAAAAAGCATCAGCACCAGCAAAATACGAAATTCTTCGCATCATAAAAGATGGCAAGGAACAACCTTTGCAAGGTAAAACGATTAATTTTAATTATTATGAAAGTTTATATTCACCCGTTGTATCTGCGAACATGATGTTTGTTGATGCAGGTGGATCAACCACTGATGATAAAAATAATATAACAAGTATAAAAGAGGGATTACCAATCACAGCACTAGAAGATGTTCAGGTAAAGATACAAACTAAATTTGGTACTCTTGATTTTACAAAAGATGCTTTTAAGGTTACAAGTTCACCAATTATGCATCAAGAAGCAAATAGAATGACTGTATTATTAAATTTGATTAACGATAAAGAAATAAAAAATTCAGAGTTACCTATATTTGATAGATTTGTGGGAAAGATAAGTGACACAGTTACTAAAATACTTCAACAAAAATTACAAATTAGTCAAGATAAAATTGACGTTGAGACAACAAAAAATTCATATGGAATCACTGGAAAAGGAAGAGGTGCTTTGAATATTATTTTAGATTTATGTCGAAGATCAGTCCCCGTAAAAGGTGATGCTGGATATTTTTTCTACCAAACACAGGATGGATTTAATTTTAAATCTATCGATTCCTTATTGTCTCAAGATTCAAAACAAAAATATATTTATTCTGGAGCATTAAAAGAGAATCTTGAAAATAGTGATAATGATTTTAAGATATTGATGGCACCTAGAATCAAAAAAGATCAAGACATTACTAAAGCACTAAAAAATGGAACATATATCAATCGTAATGTATTTTTCAATCCACAAACTTTCGAGCATAGTGAAGTTGTGTTTAGTGTTAATAAAGATGGAGTGAAAAAAACTTTAGGTGGAGATTTGCCAATCAAACCAGAGGATGTAAAAGGTTTTACAAAAACAAATCATCATATTCTTGACATTGGTTCATTTGAAACACAAAATCAAAATCCAAATAACGATCCAAGAGAATGGCAAGCAACATCTCAAATGAGATATAATTTACTTCATTCAATTGTAATTAATATTCAAGTACCATGTAACACAGAGTTAAGGGCGGGAGACATAATTGAAATAGATATTGAATCACAACAAGAAGATAAAGTTGAATCTCCATCTGATGAGCAACAGAGTGGTAAATTTTTAATTTTACATTTGTGTCATCATTTTGATACTCTAAGATCTTATACATCACTTACTCTTGTACGTGATTCATACGGAATTAAAAGGAGTAAAGACTAATGAAAGAAGAATTATTTGAAGGTTTTTTCTCTGGTGGTGCAGAGTTTTGGATAGGGAAAGTTGTAGATATTGAGGCTCAAAAGACCACCGCACAAGGATTTAGTTGGGGATGGAGATATAAGGTGCGTATCTTTGGCACATATTCAAATAGTGACAATATTGAGGATAAAGATTGTCATACTGCGATGGTTATGCTAGGTGTATCTGATGGTAGCGGTGGTGCAGGAAGAACAAGAGCAGTCCGTATTACACAACATGATATAGTATTTGGACTTTTTATGGCACCAGATCAAAATTTTCCTGTTATCATGGGTGTTCTTGGTAGAACTAGGAACACTAAAAATTTTGGTGGAAAGTTTGGTGTGTTGACAGGATTCACAAAAAATTTAATTCGAGGACTGACTGAGAATCAAGAATCTAATGAATGTGATTCTGTTAATATCCCTAAAGTGGTGGAAAATAGTAAAAGAGGAAGAGGTAGAGGAAGACAGGTAAATCAAACTCAATTAGCACAAATGGGACAAACAAGCACAGAGTCTCAAGTAAATGCAATAACTGAACCACAGGGATCAACTCAATATGATACTGAAGGATTAGATCAAAATGAAATCAATGATGCAATTGCAGAGGAAAAAGAATTTATAGCAACACAAAATGGTGATTATTCAGATAGTAAAATTATTACTGAGACAGACGGATAAATAATGGTGGAGATATAGTATCATGGCAGAACTTAATACAAAAGAAAATGAAACAAAAGAAATTGTCAAGGAGACAAGTGCAACACCTTTTGTACTTAGTGAAGATCAGGTAAATTACTTTACTGATCTTATTAAAGATGATTCTCCT